AATGATATATGAAAATGACTACTGCGAATTCAAAAAAATTTTAGCAATTTGTTACACATTACAATTAACCGATCGCTTTTCTCGGTCCGACTTTGGGATACATATAACACTAGACCGAGATAAAAGTAGGTACGTGTACCTATTAGAAGTTGACAATAAAACCATTAGCATTTATAATAACATAGTTGGGTTTATGAATGCAAGCACCGTAACGCCAGTTCAATATTCAGAACTACCACAGTACAGTTAATATAGGAGATAGTCGTGAGTGAAAATATAACAATCATAAAAAGAAGCGGAGAAAAAGAAGAATTAAATATAGAAAAAATGCATAAGGTGGTAGCATTTGCTTGTGAAGGAGTATCTGGGGTAAGCAGTAGCCAAATAGAAATGAATGCAAATTTACAGTTCTATGATGGTATGAGTTCAAGAGAAATACAAGAAATTTTAGTACGCAGTGCAAATGATTTAATATCTTTAGATATACCAAACTACCAATATGCCGCGGCAAGATTGTTATCATATGGAGTAAACAAAGATGTTTTTGGAGCATATGATGCTATTACTCTAAGTGAAATAATTAATTTAAATATAAAACGTGGTGTTTATGATTCCTCTATACTTGATTATTATACACAAGAAGAAATAAGCACACTTGATAGTTATATTAGACACAAAAGAGATGAAAATTTTACCTATGCTGGTCTTAGACAGGTTGTAGATAAGTACTTGTGTCAGGATAGAAGCACTGGCGAAATTTATGAAACTCCGCAATTCATGTATATGATGATCGCGGCAACACTATTTGCACAGTATCCAAAAGAAAATAGGTTATATTATGTAAGGAGATACTATGACGCGACCTCATTATTTAAAATCAATATCCCAACGCCAGTCATGGCTGGAGTGCGTACTCCTGTTAGGCAGTTTGCCTCTTGTGTCTTGGTTGATAGCAATGACACTCTTGACTCGATCTTCGCAAGTGATATGTCGATCGGAAGATATACGGCGCAAAGAGCAGGAATCGGAATAAATGCAGGACGTATAAGAGGAGTAAACTCTAAAATTAGGGGTGGAGAAGTTGCACATACAGGAATCATTCCATTCCTAAAAAAGTTTGAAGCAACTGTTAGATGTTGTACGCAAAATGGAGTACGTGGCGGTAGTGCAACTACACACTTCCCGTTTTGGCATCAAGAGATTGAAGATATTCTTGTGCTTAAAAATAACAAAGGCACAGAGGACAATCGTGTACGTAAGTTAGATTATTCTATTCAACTTAACAAAACAATGTATGAAAGATTATTAGCTGGCGGAGACATAACATTGTTTTCACCACAAGACGTTCCTGGACTTTATGAATCTTATTTTGATGATCCAAAAGTTTTCCAAGAGCTATACGAAAAATACGAACGTGCTACAAGTATCAAAAAGAAAAAAATTCCTGCAATGGAATTGTTTTCAGCTTTAATTAAAGAACGTGCTGAAACAGGACGTATTTACATAATGAATGTGGATCATTGTAACACACATAGTTCATTTAAAGATAAAGTATATATGAGTAATTTATGTCAGGAAATAACATTACCAACTAAACCATTAGAACATATAGACGATGAGAATGGGGAAATTGCTTTATGTATATTAAGTGCAATAAACGTAGGAACTTTAAAAACTTTAGATGATTTAGAAGAGTTATGTGAATTAGCTGTAAGAGCTTTGGAAGAAATAATTGATTATCAAAACTATCCTATTAGAGCCGCCGAAATTTCCACAAAAGCAAGAAGAAGTTTAGGTGTAGGATATATAGGATTAGCACATTATCTAGCAAGAAATCATGTAGGCTATGATGATGACAGAGCTTGGAAAATTGTACATGATTTATCTGAAGCATTCCAATATTATCTGTTAAAAGCTAGTAACAAATTAGCACAGGAAAGAGGTGCTTGTGAGTATTTTGATAAAACTAAATATAGTGATGGAGTATTGCCAATTGATACATATAAAAAGGACGTGGACACTATTGTTCCAAACGTATTAAACTATGATTGGGATGGTTTACGCAATGATATTAGACAACACGGTTTACGGCACTCAACATTGTCTGCACAAATGCCTTCAGAGAGCAGTTCCGTTGTGTCGAACGCTACCAATGGAATCGAGCCTCCTAGAGGATACTTGTCCGTTAAGAAAAGCAAAAAAGGGCCTCTTAAGCAGATTGTTCCGCAGTATCAAACTTTAAAAAATTATTATACACTTTTATGGGATATGCCTAGCAACGAAGGTTATATTAATATAGTTGCAGTGATGCAGAAGTTTTTTGATCAAGCCATAAGTGGTAATTGGTCCTACAATCCAACGCAATTTGAAAACAATGAAGTGCCTATGAGCAAAATGATTAACGATTTGTTAACAACTTATAAAATGGGATGGAAAACCTCTTATTATCAAAACACTTATGATTATAAAACTGATCCAAGTGAATTAGAAGACGAGGCAACACCTGTAGTAGAACTTTCTCCTTCTCCGGAAACAGAAGAAGAAGATTGCGAAGCCTGTACCATATAAAAAAACTTGACACATAATGCTTTTTAAAGTATTATTGTTACATAAATTGAGGAAGAATAATGTCTAAGACTGTATTTAATAAAGAAAAAGTAGACTTCACCAAACAGCATATGTTCTTTGGAGAAGATCAAAACACACAAAGATATGATATATTTAAATTTCCTGTGTTTGATAAATTAAATCAAACAATGTTGGGATATTTTTGGCGACCTGAAGAAGTAAGTTTGCAAAAAGATAGAGCAGACTATGCAAGTTTTAGGCCAGAACAAAAACATATATTTACTGCTAATTTAAAATATCAAACATTATTAGATAGTGTGCAAGGACGTGGCCCGTGTTTAGCATTTCTTCCTCATGCAAGTATTCCAGAACTAGAAGGATGTATTATTACTTGGGACTTTTTTGAAACTATTCATAGTAGATCTTATACCCATATAATGAAAAATGTATATCCTGATCCTAGTATAGTTTTTGATACAATTTTAGATGATGAAAAAATTATTGAACGAGCTGTTAGTGTAACAAAACATTATGATGCTTTTAATGAAGCATCAGATAATTATTTCCACAAAGGAAAAGGTTCATTATATGATGTAAAAAAGAAAATGTACCTTGCAATGCATACTGTAAATATTTTAGAAGGCTTGCGTTTTTATGTATCCTTTGCTTGTACTTTTGGTTTTGGTGAACTAAAACTTATGGAAGGTAGTGCAAAGATTATTAGTCTTATTGCACGTGACGAAGCACAACATCTAGCATTAAGCACACATATTTTAAAATTATGGGCTCAAGGAAAAGACGATCCTGACATGGCTAAGATTGCAAAAGAATCTACTGAAGAAGTTTATGCTCTTTGGAGAGAGTGCGTTAGTGAAGAAAAAGATTGGGCCGAATATCTTTTCAAAGATGGCTCAATGATTGGTTTAAATGCAACATTACTTAATCAATATGTAGAATATATTGCTAACAGAAGATTAAAAGCACTTGGATTTGATGCAATCTTTGATGCACCAGTAAACACCAATCCTTTACCATGGACACAACATTGGCTTAGTAGTTCAGGATTGCAAGTTGCTCCACAAGAAACAGAAGTAGAGTCTTATGTAATTGGAGGAATCAAACAAGATGTAGATAAAGACTCATTAAAAGGGTTTAGTTTATGATTACAATATATGGTAAACCTGCGTGTGCAAGTTGTACAAAAGCAAAAGCATGGTGCGAAACACATGGTCTAGAATTTGAATACAAACAACTTGACGTAGACTTTACCACAGAAGAATTATTTGAAACTTTTCCTAACGCAAGAACATTTCCACAAATTATAGTAGGAAGTAACAAAGTAGGCGGGTATGAACAAATGATTACATATGTTGAAAGTACAAATTACAACGGAACAGGATTTACATTATGATGATTGAAACACCTTTTAAACTTAATGATACTATCACTATAAGGACTACTGCTGGAGAAGAAATAGTTGCACGATTCCAAGCTGACACAACAGGCGGCATAACTATTACTAAACCATTAGCTCTTGTAGCATCTAAAGATGGAATAGGACTTGGTCCTTGGGTATATACTGTAGATCCAGCTTCAAATATAAAAATAAATAAAGATAATATAGTATTCGTATGTAAAACAGAACCTGGTATGGCATCACAATATATGACAGCAACCACTGGTTTAACAATGAACTAGGAAATTTTATGCCACTTGTAGCAAGAAAAGATGGAGCAGAAGTAGTCAACACAGTTCATGTTAGTGTTGGCGATGCAAATCCACTTGATGGTATCGCTTGTGATGCCGCACCACAAAATATTGCTACAGAACAAGGTAGTGATGATGTATTTGTTGAAGGCATAGGAGTTGTTCGAAAAGGCGATAACGAACAAGCTCACACAATCCCAGGATGTTCTACACATCAAACAGGATTAGCAACACATAGTAATAATGTGTTTGCAAATGATAAAGAAATTGGAAGAAA